TTGTAACATCTGTAGGTGCTTTTGTATTTACTGTAACTATTGGTGTTGGGGTTATCTGATATATATTGGAATATGATCCAGTTCCGCCACCCAAAGAATCTGTAAATTTAGCTCTTACATATCTGGTACTTGTTGTTGGTGTAAATATTGTAACAGGATTAGTTTTAGATAATGATACTTGACTAAAAGACAAACCTGTAAATAATGAAGATGAGACATTTGTAACATCTCCCGACCAATTTATAAGCCCTCCAGCATCATCATATTCTTCGATATCAACGTAGCTAAAATTAGGGGATGTAGGAAGTTCGGCAGGAGAAACTGGAACTCCTGCATATGGTCCAGAGTTTCCAATATAGGTAGTTGTAACGGTATAACCTGAAGTTATAGATTTAAGAGTGATATAAGGTGTTGGCAAACCATCACTATATGGTCCTGGAGTAATAGATTGTGATGCACCATTATTTCCATAAACATCTTGTGCATAAACAGTAATAGTATCAAAAGAAGTTTGTGGAACTCCAAATGCTGCACTATTGGCACTTTGAGTTAAATTATATCCTTGTAAAGCTGATGACAAATTAATAGTATGTTGAACTACACCAACATTTACTGAGCCTTGTTTGAAGTTTATATAAAAGTCTGCCACATATTTATTTTGAGGCAATGTGGCATCAAAATTCCATGTTATTTGTAATGTAGAACCTACCCAAACTGCTTTTAAATTAGATATACCATCTGGTGGAGATATTGTTCCTATCAAAGAATTTGTTTGTGCTGCTATCTGATCTCCAGTCATAGGTGCATGTTGATCTTGCAAAGCGTTTATTTGACCTGAAGTTACACCGTAATTTGCTTGTAAAGCAGCAAGGCTCATGCCCGAGGCGGTATTAATGATTTCAATTTGAGTACCACTTCTACCCTGAACAATACCCAACTTACCTCTCTTGGCACGTGGGTCATTAACATCAATAAAGATTGGCTGTCTTTGTGCAACAGAGTTTGATGAGTTATATTGCGGTGGCTTTGGTTGAACCAAGTTTAACTTCCCCCTATCTTGGACCTACTGCTTGCCAATAAAAAGGTATAGCACCAGTTGGGGCGGTAGATGTTGCACTTGATATTCTCCAAGAAAATCCTGATGTTGTTACTGTAAAAACTGTTATAATGCAACCAGAATTAGCAGGACTTATACCACTTCCTTGCGATCCAGCGTATAGAGTTGCTGTTACCACTGGTGGGGAAGAGAACTGAAATGTTGAACTAATAGAAGGATCAGAAAAGCTTGTAACTCCATAATAAACTTTATTTAATGTTTGTGCTCCTGCTGGAGAAGTAACTGCTCCGCTTGAAGCAATAACAAGAGTTTCTTTTCCATAAACCAAAGCTTGTGATCCTGGGTCCCAAACATGTGAAAATGCTGTTGCATTCCAGTCTGTTGCACCCGATGAAGTTCCATTAAAGCTATTGGTCAAAGCCGTAATACTATCGCTATGCTGATTGACAACATTGATTAGCTGTTGCCAAGCTGCTATATCCAAAATATTTGGATCAGAGATTTTTACATATCCCATATTTTCTCCTTAGACTATATATGAATTATACCATTTTTTATGAATTTGTCGGATTTACTGCTTTATTCAAAGAGTTAAGGGTTAATGTTGTCTTTAATCCCTTATCATATGAATTGTTAACTCCATGCACTAGGTATTTAGCATTCTGAATTCCCGCCAAACTGTAGTTTAAGTTAACTATGTCTCCGACCTGAATCAGAGGATTTCCAAAGACTTGGATAGAAGTATCTCTTGAGAATCCATCATTTCCTATGGCTATAACATCAATAAGCCTATTGGCAGTTTCTCTTGACTGTATCCATGCTGAGTCAACTTGGATAACCTCTGATTTGTTTGATGCATCCAAAACCCTAGTAATTGTTTGTGCATCAGATGGAGCAATTGCTTCATGTGTCCATAGGTTTAAGCTTACAGTAAATTGATTAATACTATCAGAAGCATGTGTCAAATAAACCATATGGCCTACGTTATTTGCAATTGCAAGTCTTGCCCTAAATCCTGTATTTATAGGAGTTGAATAAGACAGTGAATATTCATCAACCATTTGTTGCTGATAGTATTGCTGATCAAAAGGTTGATCTCCTGGGAAATAAAACCACAAATATTCAATTGGCAAAACATCAGCACTTACAGCTGCTGGTGTTTGATACTGAACATCATAATAATTTATTCCAGTTACTTCTGGGTTTGTCTGCATCATATAGCTTCTATATCTAGAGAACAAGTTTTGGTTTTGTATCAAACCATTTAAAAACTCAGTATCTTGATACCAATAGTTAATGCTTCTTTCATCTAAAGCTTTTTCACAAGCATAAATTTCTCTAAGATTAGAAGAAACAGTTGGAAGAGCTGAAGTGCCGTAAGTAAATCCAGCTGGCATTGAAGGGGCAAGTGTTGTGCAGAATCCAAAATGCCCTGTAAACAAATGCTCTGAAGTTCCAGCTAATATATTAGGCTTTTGAACCAAACCACTAACCAAGTTTCTATTTGGAGACTTCCAATATCTAGATGATGTAACTCCATCATCAGTAACCAATGCATTATTTGGAATAGGATCTGGTATTTGCCATCCAGTAATTTGAATGTTATTCAAAAATACATCTATAAGCTGTCCTTCTATTTCTCCGTCTGTTCCATCAGAAAAACTAGTTACAACTTTTAATATATACTCTTGATCTGTAGCATATGTATATGAATACGCTGTTGTATCAGTTCCTGGAACTGCTGTTAAAACTTTTTCCCAGTTAGACTGAACATCAAAGACTACACCATCAATTTCTGCCATAGCAACCATAGTTGATCCACCGCTATTCAAATCTTTTTTAACAACAGTAATGAAATAACTATACTGAGAGTTAGAAGATGTTTCGGGATTGCTATATGTTACAGGAGGTGGTGGAGGTGGCGGAACCACGTAACCATCGGATGGTGGCGGTGGCGGAGGTGGTGGCGGATTACCATATGGTGGTGGTACAGTGTAAACTGGAGGTGGTGGTGTAGGAGTTGCGGGTGGCGGAGGTGGTGGAGGAGTATAATATGGAGGCGTTGGAGGAGGTGGTGGCAAAGGTGAAGAACCATATGGTGGTGGTGGTGTAGGAGTTGCAGGTGGCGGAGGTGGTGCAGATATGTTTGATGCAACAGCATTTGATACCTGAATTAATTCTACACGATATTCAAGATCGGTTGATCTAAAGAATACGCCTGCAGATATTGGTGATCCTGCATTCAAATCAAATTTAGCAGAATATGTTCTGAATCCTGGATTAACTACATTTGCATTATAAATATAAGTCCAGCCTGAATTATTTGGTGATACTTGAATCTTTGTTATTTTTGGATTATCTGAACTAGCCAAAATATCTTGAACTATGGCTGTAGCACAGTTTTCAGCTGTTAGATTTTTATCTGACAACTGTTCTATTATTTTATGATCTGATGGTACAGTTCCGAACATTCCTCTTCTAATATTAGAAATTTTTCCAGTAGGTACAATTGTTACGTCTACTGGGGATGGAGGCACTAATAATCCAGTTTTTCCTTTAACAGGTAAGCCATTATTTATTAAAAGTCCCGCTTGATGCTTTTTTACAAATTGACCAACAAATGAAGCTAGTTCAAGATCAGTCTTTGGATAAACATATTCGTATACTCCAAATGTATTGGTATCTGGATCATAATCTTTGGTAATGTCTTGCAAACTAGAAGTTTGACCTAGCAAATATTCTTTGTATAAGAATGAGACTACTTCATTTTCAATTACTGCATAGCCGTCTGTATTCAATAGGTATGTATGAAATATGTCAAGCAAAGAGTTGTTGTTCATTTGGAAGAAGTTATCTTTTTCAAGCATTGATGTTGAAAGATAATTTGATCCTACTGCATCTGCATCTTTTTGTGTCCACAAAACTTCATTTGATGTTGTATAGATAAATGATGGTGAATTTTGAGCACCTGGATTTGTGGCATTTTGTAATGCAAGAGATTGTGTAACCTTTGGCTCTTGATAGCTAATTGTAATAGATCCAGGCTTCTGCTTATTTGTAATAGAATATCCACCTTGAATTACGCTAGCATCATCAAACTCTACTGTAACATCTTGATATCTCATGATATTTGCAAGGCTTAAGAATTTCATAACTCCCCACTCATCAATATATGCACCAATTTGATGAGCCAAGAAAAGTTCTGATAATGCGTCATATAGGGTTGCTGATTGTGAGTTACAGAAATAATAGTACATATCCATAGCGGTATACTTATCATTTGTTACTTTATAAAGGCTATCGTAGTCGTAATCTGTATATCCCGCCAAATCTAGTATGTTGGTGATAATATCAAATATAGACTTATTACTTGCAACATAATCAGGAGCTGGTACAGTTTGTAAATAATTTACAATATCATAGCAGCCAATTTTTACTGTTTGAATATCTGTTTCATCCCAAGTGTTTGCATAGTAAACTCCTGCTGGAATATAAGTGTTTGGCGTTATTTCTCCATTTTGGAAATAACTTTCAAAGTTCCAACCAAGATAGAATTTTACATTTTTCTTCATCATGTTGTACAAAACTGAGTTTTGATTCTGACTAGAAAATATTGGAACGGGAGCATTGTTATTAGACAAGGGGATAGCTGAAAGAGTTATGTCAGCCTGATTTGGGTTGATAGAAGAAATAGGAATATAGTTGTTCTTCGAGTCAAGTTGTTTTGTAATATCAAACTGCATTATAAATGGAGTTATATCAACTTCAATTCTTGGTGAAACTTCAATAAGTTGCATTCTAGTCAAGTCTGCTTCTACATAAGGACTTGTGTAAGAATTGAAAGGATTATTATTTACTTGAGCAGTTTGAGTTACAGTAATCTTGCCAAAACTCTTCAAAATACTAATCTGACCAGTTGAAGAAAATACTGGCATTTTTGACCAAGGGGAAGTTGTCCATGATGATCCATTGTAATAAAGAACTAACACTCCATTTGAAGGAACAGATATGTTGTGTGCTATTGTAGTCCCGTCCAAAACAACATCAATTATTGGAACTGTTTGTGTTGTATTAAATTTAAGCACTAGTTTGTTAGCATAGATATTTGGCTGATATATAGCAGTAAGACTTGGATTTGGCGTATGAGTAGATGTATCAGAAACAAAATACTTATAAGGAGCCATATCGCTAGGCATAACATTTTTATACATAGGTTGTGGAGGAGTTGCTAAACCAAATTGTGGGTTTTGTGTAATTGCAGTAACTGGTGCGTAAAGTTGACTATGACCAATAACTGTCTCCGTTGTTATTTGTCTGAATGAATTATCAAACGGTTGGCTATTAGAATGCCAAGAAAATACGTTACCGCTTGGCACATATGACTCTCCAGGCCTAAACGAACCAAACACGCTATCTGTAGGCCACAAAGAATCGTTTTGATAACTGTTGTAAGAAATAGGAAACACTTCTGGCTGGGTATAATAAATATTTATCGGATCAGTTAGATCTGCTGAATCATATGTATTCAAATTAATTGTATATGTTAGGTTAGATATAGTATCTGTTGAACCTGAAGATCCAACATATGTAATTAACTTTACATATCCAAATGAGCTAATGTCTATTGATGATGATCCAAATTGTGTTGCAGATCCTTTAGCGTATGCGTTTGCCATAATAGGCAAATCTGAATCAGTTTGAATATAAGTAATAATTTTATAAGCAGGAGAATGGCTTGGTGTAGAAAATGTATATGAGACAGAATGCTGTGTTCCTGTCATGCTAAAGCTTTTAGTTGTTACATTGCCTATAAAAGCATTTGCTGTACCCGTAACATCTGTTACTGTTATAGAGGGATTACCTATTGTTTCTGAAGATCCCGTTCCAGCAAAGGTTATGTAAGGCTGATTATATATGTTTTGATTCCATTCAGCAGAAGCTATTGGAACAAGTGTTACAGAACTTGCAGGATTTTTACCCGCAAAAACATTAGAGTACTGTGTATTAAGCATTATACCTCCGTAAACTCTATTGTAACATCAACATGATCATAACCCACTCCGCCAGTCCATGCGTTGCCTTTCATTCTTTTTGTCACATCGTAAGTAAAAGTAGTCATAAAGGCTTGATATACGTTCCAGGGATTTCCTGTGGCTGGATTTGTTCCTAGGGAATTTTGAAGTGAAGATGTATATGTGTTTTGAATTGGCAAGTTATTTACAGAAGGCTCTTGCTGTGCAAAGATAAATCTAACATAAACTGGATTGCTGTAGTTACCCTCATAAAAAGCTTTTAGCCAAGCTGGTCCGTAAGGTCCTTGAAAGGAAGTTGTGACGGGAGCTGTAACTGTAACTGGAGTTGCAACATTATTTGGATAACTTCCCTGTATATAATGAGTATTATAACTCATACCAACAATGCTTGGAGTTACTAGATCAACAAGGAAGCAGTTTGTATAAATTGCTCTTACTGTAAATACTCCATCAAAAGATCCATTTGAAGATCCAAAAATAGTAATGGTATCGCCAACATTTAATACCGCTGCTAATTGATCTGAATTCAAACCTGTTCCAAACCAAGTTTGAGAAGCCGTTCCAGCAGATTGTTCTGGGAAATGTGTTCCTGGCAAAGCCACAGCAACGGGTATTCCTGCAATCCAAGATATTGTACCATTTACTGGCTCTATTGGTCCAAATGGAACATTTGGCGTAGATATAGTAATTTGTCCATCAGCAACTGAGGTTACAAAATATTGTGCATTTTGAAGATAACCGCTACTACTGCCAGTCAATCCAGAAATAATTACAAGTTCACCTACTCTTGGTAAAGGAGTTACATTGCTTGTCAAAGGTATAACTGTATGACTTCCGCCATCTCCAAGGTAGGCAACAAAAGAACCACTAATATTTGCTACACTTGGAACATATATATTTTTTGTATTAGCCTGTGTATTTGTTTGTGTAGTTGCATTATTTGTGGTAGTAACAGTTGATGCCCCGCCATTATAATCTACAAGGTAGCTATCAAGAGTTGGAACATCTTTCCATTCAATTTTATGAACAAACTTTCTGGCAATAACATATTTACGCATTGTTCCATTTGCCATTCTGTCTGCTTGTTCGATCAAGTTATATGTAATATTGATTGGCTGGCGATTATGATCTGTAAGTGCATACCAGTTATTATTATCTATTGATACTTGCACACCTTGTGCTATTTGATATGTCATGATACTCCCATATTTGTTGATCTTGTACTTCCAGTATTACCTGGATTTATTTTTGTAGCTAATGGATTAACATTAGTTGTTTGAACAGTAGATGTAGTATTTGGATGAGAGCTTGTAGTTGAAGTCCCCGTCACAGTTCCCGTCACCTGAATAACAGTTGTTACAGTAGGTCCTTGACCAGTTGCTATTCCAGAACTTACGGCCTGTGCATTAATTGTTCCTAATGCTTTTGCTGCTGAAACAGAAGCTGGCAACTGACTTAAATCCGTAATACCATTTGCAATAGCATTTTTCAAATCTTGCAAACCTTGGTTAATTGCATCTGCATTTGCTGACATAGCATCAGATTGATCTTGCAATTTTTGCTGAACTGAAGAAGCATTAAAGTCAACTTTTGCACCTGAAATTTGTTGTTTTAATGTTGCTGCTTGCAAATAGTTACCACTAATCATAGCAGTTTTCATATCATTCTGCAACCCAGTAATTTGTTGTTGATATTGCAACTGTGCTTTTGCTTCTGCAGCAATTTTTTGTTGTGTGGTAAGTTGATCTTTAACAATCTTTAATTGTGCATTTTGAGCATCAAGAGATGTTTGAATTTGTGCTTGCAAAGTTTTTTCTTGAGGAGTACCAGTTGGTACGCCTCCTAAACCAGTTGGTGGAGGAGTTGGTGGAGGTGGAGGTGGGGGATTACCTGCAACTGCAGCTGTATTATCTGCTTGCCATTTTGTTATTGCTGCTGAATTTTCTTTAACAAAAGCTTCAAGAGCATCAGGCCCCTTTTTCATTGCATCTTCAAGCTCTGTTACTGAATGTCCAGCTGAGCTAAAATACCCACTGTTATATTCTGCCATTGCTTCAGTCAAAGCCTGGACATTAGTTGTGTCTTGACCAGTTTTGCTATTAGTTGCCATAGCTGTATAAGCATCTTGCCAAGCATTATCACCTTGAACTTGATTAGCAAGATTACCATAAACGGCTTGATCAGATAATAATTTTTTGTAAGAATCAGGAGATTCTTTGGACATTTGTACAAATTGAGCTATAGTGTTAGCTAATCCAGTTTGAGTTAATTGAAGTAAAGTCTGACCCATTCCCGCAGCATTAATATTCTTATCATCCATGGTAAGAACTTCTCCATTATTACCTATTCCTACATTTCCTGCATTATATGCACCGAATAGTCCAGTTGCGTCATTAGTATCTTTTCCGCTTTTACCAGCATTTGCAGCAATTATTTCATTTTTTATTTGCATTATTTCTTCAGTGCCTGCGCCAGCTGCTGTAAGTCTTGAAATAGCATCTGCCAAAGCTTCTTGAAAATTCATTTGTCCTGTTGAGGTATCTGCTGCAACAGTTTCAAGTGATGCCGTCAATGCCTGATCCTTGGTATCTCCTTTAAGTTTAGCTAAAGCATCCTTGTCCATTTGATTTGATGAATTTAGATAAGCTTGAGTTAATTTTTCAACAGCACCCATATTATCTGAAATTGATTGTGTATGCTTACTTAATCCATCTGTAGGCTTAGCAAAATCATATACCGCCAAAGGTTCAAAATGAACATTAAATTGTTGTGCAGCTTCTGCACTTGTTGTAAACGAACTCTTTATTGCATTAGAACTTTGACGCATAGAAGTGCTTATTGCTTGGAATGCTGTTACTACGCCTCCAATAGCAGCACCGACTGCAGCACCTTCTGGTCCGAACATCATACCCATACCCGCATATGTTCCTACATTGGTTGCTGCTGAAGCTAAAACGCTACCTTGCGGAAGGGCTTGAGCAATTGCTTGTCCACCCATCATCGTAGCCATTCCTAATCCACCCTTTACAGAGCCTCTTAGTGAACCGTCTTCTTTTTTAACTTTATTTAATAAAGATTCTTTTGCCTTAGCTAACTTAGATGTTGCTTCAGCATCTGCATTTGCTGCTTCTTCAGCAGTACCGCTTATTCCTGGAGCAATTTCATTAGAATAGAATCCACCATTTGCCATCATTGGACCAACTTGAGGTGTTAAATCTGGTGTTTGCCAAGATGAAAGCGGAAGTTCCATTTGCATATCTTGAATTTCAACATTTGCAGCTTCTATAGGTGCAACAATTGCTTCAGTTAATGCAGGACCTTCGGCTGTAATTTGTGCAGCCATTTGCATGAATTTTTCTTGAACTGCCCCACCTAATGTATTAAGTGGAACGGTAATTCCAGCCAACATTGAATTACCAATTTGCTGAGAAGCTTCTTCTGTCATTGGAGCAAATGATTCAATTTGTGGAATAAAACTTAATAGTTCTTCATGTATAGCAGAACCAGTTGAACTCATAGAACTTTGAATACCTTGAGTAATACCTTGACCTATAGGTTCACCGACTTCATCTGCAAATAATCTTGAAGGAGAATGAATTCGTGCAGTACTTTGCATCTCTTCCAATATTCCATTTATATATTGCTTTGAAGTATCACTTGCATGCACCAGCGAGTCTGTTATTCCTTGATCAATACCCGCTGCAATTTGTTGTGCTATATTCTTATACTCTTGAGTTTCTTTTTTACCCGCTTCTTCTAAATCTTTTAATTGTTCTGCATAGCCATCAAGTTTGGCTGCCTCTATTGCATTTTGTAATTGACTTTCTGCTTTTTTGATAGCTTCTATATTTTGAGGATTAGAAGTTTTTAATACATTTATTTGTCTTTCTAAAGCCCCTACGTATTTTTCACTTGAATCGCCAGGAGCGTTCTTACCTGGTGCCCAGTTATCAAGCCTCATGGCTTCTACTGGATTTAGCTCTCCTGTTCTTCTAGCTTCTACAACATCGTGAGCAGCAAAAAGTGCTCCGCCTTCACCATAACCTCCTGAGGTGGCAGATTTTAATCTAAACTTTCCTTTTCTTGGACCTTTTTGCACTGTTTCAAGAAGTGGCATGTCGCCTTCTGTAACAGGACTACCAGTATTTACTGTACTTATAATATCTTGTTTAACTCGACCAGTTATTTTACTCCACAACAATTGTTGTGCTTCGGTTATTGGTTGTCCTCCATTTTTTATGTGCTCTATATCTGCTTCATCAATATCACCTTTTACAGATTCAATAACCCTGTTATAATAATCTCTTACTGGATCATTTTCTTTACCATTTTTAAAATGTGAAGAAAAAGTTGACAATGGTGCATTTTCTATTCCAGATAGGCCATAAAGTTCTTTTGATCTATAAATCTTTGTGCCACTTTTAGTCCAGTTAGATATACCTTCTGTAAAATGTGACAAATTAGTTCTGATCTGTCCTATCCATTTTTTTGGATCAAAGCTGGTGTCAAAAAGTTTTCCTAATTCTTCAAAAGATGAACTTAATTTATTTTGAATTTTTTCATAATCTCCAGAAGTTGCATCCATCAACCCTGGTATGTTTGCCAATTTAGTTGGTATATCTGATTTATGATGTGCAAGATACTCTCCTGGTCCAAGATCTTCTTCATCTACATTACCAGCCATATAGCCAGGAATTTCTCTTCCTAAAATAATATCTGTAATTACGCCAGCATTTTTTCTTGTTTGTTCTGCTGTAAGAATTGTTTCACCATTAGAAACTCTTGCAAGAATACTGTCTGAAGTTCCCGACCCAGGGCCAGATATTATTCCGCCATCTGCAAATCCTGGTAATGCCATTTGTTCAAATATGCTTGTTTCAACTTGTGCTGTTGCACCTACTGCTGATTTAAGACTATCAATTCCAGCACCAATGTTCATTTGATCTTGCATTATTTGAAGTTTTGCTGTCAAATCTGTAATTGCTTGAGTCAATAATTGTACTTGATCAATATCACCTTTTATACCATCTGCAAAAAGACTACTTGCATTTTGTGCAGCAATAAGTTCTGGTGTCAATAATTGCCTTAAACTTTTACCACCACTTATCAAATCTTTAAGATTAATTACACCCTTTAATATGTTACCTACAAAGTTAGCCATAAGACCTGTTAACATAAGAAGAGGTCCAGCTATTACAGTAAGTCCCGCCAAAAGTCCAAGGAAGAATTTTACTGGGCCTGGAAGACCTTGGAATACTTTAGAAACTTTATTTCCAAATTCAAGCAATTTAGTTCCAAGCTTAAGGATATCTTGTCCTATTGGGTACAAATCTGCTTTAAATGTTGCAAGTGCTTTTTGCCATTGTGCTGATGGAGAAGATGTAACTTGTGTAATTTCTTGGTTAGCAAGAGTTGCCAATTGTCCTGATGTTGCATTAGCAACCTGTAAAGCATTTACAGTTTGTGATCCCGCTGTTCCTAAGTTTTGAATAAGGGCTGTGATATTACCAAATTGATACTTACCAAACAACTTGTCAATAAGCTGTTCTTGTTGCATTTTGCTCAAAGGTTTTAATGCTTCTTGCAATGCAAGGATCATATTTACTGGACCCTTTTGGTCCTTAATATTATTTAGGTTAATTCCAAAAGATGCAAATTCTTTTGTAGCTGCTGATGTTGGGTTAATGATAGATGCCATAGCAGCTTTAAGTGCGTTAGCAGATTTTGCAGCTGGCACACCAGCTTCTTTCATAGCAAGAACCATTACAGCAGAATCTTTATATGTTCCACCAAGCTCTTCAATGATTGGACCAATTCTTGATTCAGATTGAACCAAATCACTCATAGACAAAGATGTTTGCTTCTGCATAGCACCAAAGTAGTTAACAGCGTCTGCAAGTTCCGTAGTATTCATCTTATAAACATTTTGCAAAGCAATAACAGCATTTGTTGCAGTTGTTTGATCAAGGTTACCAAGTTTAGCAAGTCTATCAGTTTGCTCAGTAATTGTTAAAAGATCTTGACCTTGCTTGCCCATAGCAGCAAATTGTGTAGCTACCTGAACAGTAAATTCTTGAGATATACCTAAGGTAGCAGCCATGCTTTTACCTAGATCCAAAACTTGTTGTGAAATTTGATTAATAGAGTCTTGACTTGGAGGAGTTAACCCTTCACCATAAACTTTTTGAAGTTGAGTCAATGCTGAGTTTACAGAATCAAAAGCAGATACAGCTTGTTGTCCAAATACCATCAATGGTATTGCCATACCTACTGTTAGCTGACGACCAGCCCATTGGGTATTTTTACCCCAGTTGATTAATTCGTTGGAACCTGTTCTAAGAGCAAGGTTATAAATGTTTTGTTGGTTTGCAGCAATCTTTGTTGCATTTGCTACAGCATCAATACTCTTTGGTGTAAATACAGAATAAAAGCCCGACTTAGATGGGTCAGCCATTATTACGGAATTTTGTAACTTAGTTTGTTCTACCGCCAAAGCTTTTACAGAATCAGTTGCTTCGCCTTGACGTTTTGTTAAAATTTGATAATAAGTACCTAAACTTAATGTTCCTTTTTGAAGTGCTTGTCCAAACTTTTCTGTTTCATTTTGTAAAGAAACTGTTTGGTTTGTAAACAAACCACTGTTTGTAAGTGCTGAAGAAAATTCATTTGAAAGAGTTTTTACGCTAGCAGCAGTTTTATCAAAAGATGCACCAGTTGCTCCTGCAAGAGATGCATTAAGGGATGCGATGTTAGCCTTGAGTTTTGCAATAGCATCATTGACTACTGAAAAGTCTCCTAATGCAACTACATTTAACTCAATGTTTGCCATTAATCGTCACCCCCTATTGACATAAAACCTAAACCTAAACCGATTCCAAATCCTTCTTTACCAGCAGCATATCCTTTAAGATCGGCTATGTCACTAACTGATTCTTGCGGTTCATCTAGTTCAACACCTTGTAGTGCTGCACTAAATCTTTTATCTTCAAGATCTTTCTTTCTTGAAAAATCTATCAAAGCTGTTAGCTCTTCAAGCGAAAGTGAAGATTCTAGCTCATCAAAGTTTTTCCAATGACCGAGCAAGAAGGCTTCAGACTCCAAGGAGCGTAGATCTAGTTCGTCCCAACTAGAGCTGCTCCCAGAAGGTTTGGGTCGGTGAGTTTCAATCCTCCGACAACTTCGAGAATTTTCATCATTGTAGGAGTCTCAATGATTTCTTCAAATTTATCTTGGTCTGATGCTAGATCGGGTCTAACATTTGTCAAACAAACCATTGCTGCTTGAATAAAAATATTCATTGCAGCATTTGTGTCTGTTGCATTTTCATCTTGAGCTTGATTAATTACTTCCATAAACTTTCTAAGCTGCTTGATAGGCATAGGCTTAAGTTCAATGGTAGTTCCATCGCTTAGTTCAATGTCTAGTACATCATATACTGTTGTTGCCAATTTATAGCTCCCTTGTTTAGTTAGTTAAATTATACCAATATTTTAAGTTAATACAAATTCAAGACCCCCCGATTTCTCGGAGGGCTTGAATATCAATATTAAGTTTTTTTAAAACGACTTGATTAGTTAGATCCCCATACACGGTCAATAACGACGCCGTATTCAGAACCACCATATGCAGCATTGCTGTCATCTGGGAGCATACGGAATGCGACTGGGAATACTGTTGCTGCATCACGCTTCAAGGAGTGTGCTGTTGTATCCATAGATACTACACGACGTGCAATATATACACGCTCCTTGTTGCGACCTGCATAAGTAGAACCATTAGCCTTATCACCAATGTTGTATGGAGCATTACCAACTGCAATGAACACACGCTCTACTGGAGCATCTCCAAGGGAGCCTGCTGCCATATTAAGTGTTGCACCTTGCTCACCTGTGATTGGATCTGTGTCAACCAAAGCCTGCACTGCAGAACCTGCAGCATTGTAGTAAGAGTCCATCTGACCCCATGCAAGCTGTAGGTTTTCAAGTGTTGCTTCTGAAAGCTCGGTCTTAAGTTCTACCTTAATATCTGACTTGAAAAGTCTAGCTGCATCAAGGAGCTGATCAACTTTAACCTCAGCATATGTAGGCTGATAGTTAAGCTCAAGTCCTGTGTTTGTTAAACCAACGTTGCGATAATCGGTGTTGGTATTAAGAGCTGCTGCTGCAGATGTTCCTGTTGTGTTACCAAGGAGTGCCTTGATTTCAGGAGCAGTAGTTGTTGGGCGGGGAGCAGTGATTCCATCATTTACTGATAGAAAAATCTGTGCTGCACCAACGATTACGTTTCTTGTATTTGTACTTGCCATATTTATTTTTCACCACCTTATTTTATTTAAAATAAAAATTAGATGACAATTTGCTTCCTCATAGAAAAGCATAGCATTGTTTTAAAATAAGTCAAAGTTTTAGGCAAATTTTCCAGAATACTCGTCTGATATATCACGGGTATATGCGTAGCCTACTGTGAAATCACCGCTCATATATCCACCTTCATCGGTAAACAATTGAATAGGGTTGGACATTTCTATATTAAAATAAAGGTAATTAAATGGGCTAGATGTGCTAACATCAGAATTTATGGTCTTGGCAGACAAATCATATCTTCTAAATAGGTCTGTTAAAAAGTTAGTTATTGTCATTATTCTATCTGTTTTATTGGATACTATGTCCAGAATAAGGGATTCTTGAGTTACCCACCACTGAACTCCCGTCTTTTTTTGCTGAACATGGTAAACAATAAAGTCTTTTCCTGGCAACAAGTTATTAATTTCTGGGATCTGTTGGGCAGGTATTATTGGGATTAGTGCTTCTGCAAAGCCATCTGGGTAATAGTCATTTGGATCAAAAATACCTGCATTAGTTAATTCCTGCCACATGGCATTTCTAATGTCATAAACAGCAGACAAAGAGTAATTTGTCATCCCACTACCTCCTGATCAAGCCCCATTGATTCTATCGAAGCGACTACCGCATTCTTTACAGTATTAATATTAGCACGATTTCCATTTAATGCAATAGTTATATCTTCAGATAATCTTTCATATAACCCCGAAGAATCAATAGCTGCTCCAGAAAAATCTGTATACCAAGAAACAAAGAAATCAGCAAATGCATGTTTTGTGCTCACACCGCCTGGATTTAATATATTTACTGTTGTTCCAGGTTTTATAAATACTAAACCATCATTACCAACAAATGATAGGATTCTTTCAGCTGTAAAAGAAACAGGATCTCCTTTTTCCATTACATCAGCTTTATATCTAAATATACTTTTTCTAGTAACCACTTTTCCTGTACTTCCTGGTATTAAAAGTTGAGGATTTACTGGTACTGGAAGCTTAGATGGTAAAAATTCTGAATCTACAAGAACAGTTCCTTCTAAAACAGAACTTCTTACAAGAACAAAAAGTCTTCCTTCTACTTGACCTATTTGTCCCCATTCATAAACGTGATGCATTCTTTTAGGGTTTGCTCTTGCATATTTATCTACTGCTAACACAAATTTTTCTGCAGTAATTGTAAATACAGCTTTTGCTATTTCATCAACAACTGCTGGTTTTGTAACCTGCTTCATGTTGTCTAAAAAACTACTTAATTGTGCTGCTACGTTAGATGTGTTAACCTCAAGTGATATCATTTGACTGCACCTGAGTTCTTAGAAGAACAGCCTCATAATATACAACCTTACCAAATGGATCCAGGGTTGCGTGTGAGGATGTTACTTCAAAAATGGTGTCTGGTTCTCCTAGACGATCAATCTCCACAAATACCTTTTGATTATCGCTAGAGCGAACATTTTCAATACGCCATCTTTTACTTAGAAGTTCATTGCATTTAATACGAATTTGAAACTTTTCTGTATAGTCACCATCTTCACCAACTTTAAAGCTTTTGTTGTCGGTTCTAGTTGATGCTCCACCAACTTTGATTGGTTCTACCTTACACTGAATTGTTCTGGCATAATTCCATTGTCTCAAAACAGCACCAGTGTTTGGATCTTGTGAATATTCTTGCTCATATATATCGGCTTTCATATTCATAATGGAAGCCATAACTGAATTGTTATACATTATATGATCATCATATTAATGTTACGGTATTGATCAAGTATATTATCTACTGTGACGTTACCAGTACCATTAAATGCTCCCGCCGACATTTGGAAGGAAATTTCACTGAGGTTGACAGACTTAAGATACTTGTTTCTCCAAGCATAGTCGTTGGCAAGCAGGTCTCCAACAAGCAACATAGATGCTTGCTTGATATCTTCTGGAACATACTTATAACCTATATTTCCAACAAATTTGTATCTTGATCCATCTCTAAATCTACCATAATAAAGAATATTGGCGTCTACATCGTTATCATATCTAATGTCCCAGCCAGGATCAACGAGTCTTGCTACATATCCTGTTTGAGTAAGTTCTAGGTTAAAACCAAATCCATTATAAGCTGGGTCTTGAGTATTATCAATCATTAGTATGTCATCTTCATACATCTGATCAACGCTAGTCATTCTTTCTATTAGCTGAATAGCATCTGAACCAGTTCCAAACATTTCTTGAGAATCATATCTTAGATAGAACTTAAGACCTGTATAACCATCAATTATAGTTCTTGCTAGTTTTTCAGCATTTTCAAGATCTGTTATTGAATGATAATTAATATCTGAAGGAGTTGCACCTAAGCCCAGAAAATCAATTATTTCACTAGGAGTAGAGTATGGTGCTGATACTTGATAAAAATCTGTTTGAGTAACTGAAAGACCATTGATTATATATGTCCATCTTAGCTCTAAGACACGAACTGCACTTGTAGCCAACTGTGTGAGCAGGAAGCTGTATATTCCTGCTTCTGGATCATCAATTACAGTTACTGATGACAAACCTGTTAAAGGCGTTGCATCATTGTCTGCATCATAAATTGATAAAGTTGGGAGGGAATCTGCTTGAGTAAGCACTCCATCACTATAGACGTAAAGCCTTACTCTTTCTTGACTTCCTAATTGGATATTCTGCATTCAGATTACCCTCCTCTATTTATTTTTTTAGCTATAAAACTCTTGTGCTTCTCTTGGAGTAGCGAGTCTAAAACCAATCTGAGTATCAAAAATTTGTTGTGCATGCTCTTCTGGCATAGCTACAAATGGATGCTGATCAGTAAATGTATATCCTACAACCTGATAAGAATGGTTATTTCTTTCCATCTTGACCAAAACTGAATTTGATTTGTCCAACTTAGTTCTTTTTCTTTGCTCTGCAACAGGAACTTTAATCTCTTCCTTTTCAGATGTATTAAACTTATCATACATTTGCCATGTAATACCTTCTTCTGCAAGTCGTGAAACAACTTCATTCTTGGTCTTGATATCTGAAATATCTACACCGAATGTTTCTGCAATCTTTTTAAGTTCTGGCAACTTTAGTTCTGTAAATGACATTTGACTTCCTCTCGTCATTGTTAATTATACCATTAAATGGCTAAGGGGAATACATAGTATTCCCCCGCCTTGCATCTAATTAAAATTAGAATGTGTTTCCGTTTTGTCCACCAGTTACGTTTGCACCATTTGAAACAGAGCCTTGGAAATCAAAGCCTGCTACAGAACCTGCAACCTTAACGTTCTTGACAATAACGTGTGCGTCGTAGTTCTCCATTTGTGCGCCAACACGGATAAAGAGAGTATACTCAATTGTATCCTTCTTTGGCTGGAACAAACGGTAAACAGTTACGTCACGCTTGATACCGATAATGAAGTTCTGTGGGAATGTGAGGTGAAGATCACCGTGATCTCCCGCAGCACCGCTGTAGTCACCAGCAAGGGTCTCTGTCATCAACGGAACGTTGATTACTGGAATACCAAATGCAAATGGTGTAACAGTTCCTGGACCACCATCGTTAGCAGCAACATCACCACGAACGATACCTGAAGCGATATCGAATGGTGTAAAACCTGAAGAGGTTTCAGCTGTTAGATTATATAGATAATCTTGTACCAAGTTCGATCCTGTGAAGAAGCGAAGTTGATTACGGCGTTGCTTGTACTTACGTGGAAGGGTCTTAATTGCAAGATTGAAAATTGCCTTATCAAGGCCGTTACCCTGTGCATCAACAACGTGAGCGTTGTCAACAGCGAGCTGACGGAATCCCTTGAATGCTGACATTAGGCCAGAGCCAGATCCAACACCATTGATTAGAACATCCTCAATGTCGTTACCAGCTTGGGTAGCCATCAAACGTGCAATGTGATCTTCTAGATCTGGACCTTCAATATTGTCTTCTAGAGACTCAGAAGAAAGTTCCCAATCTAGACGAAGCTTACGAGTTGTAAGCGAGATCTTGTTAAATGTAGCTGCAGCGTTGGTGTAACCCTGAACATAATCACGTGGATTATCTTCCTGTGCAACTGTCATGATACGTTGTCCAACTGCAACACGATCAATCTCGGTTGTGTTAGAACGCATACGGATAGTACGAGCTGCCTTAGCAAGAATCGTAGCATCCCACATGTAATCTAGGAAACGATTTGCTTGATCAGGATAGAGGAGACCTTCACCGCTGAGGTTTGCTGAATCGCCAGATGCGTTAACAGCACCATTAGCTCCAAGATTTGTTGTGTCAATTACTTTTTGTAATAGTTCATTACTCATTTATTTATTTCACCACCTTATTTTTTTGTAGAATTAGTTTAAGCTATTAACCTTGAGGAAGGCTCCTTGCCATACACTTTTATTGATTTTTTTGTTGCTATTCTCCAACGATCCATTTTGGTCGCTGGACTTCTTAACTGCAGTTGCAGATTCAAAGTTGGTCAATTGATGATTTACATATTCAATCTTTCCATACATATCTGTAACTGACTTATTTAGGGCTTCATACTTTTCGCCCAATTCAGCAATTTGCTTAGCAAGATTAGCTGATGTTTCCTCAAACATCTTGTTAATCGCTTCTACTGCTGCAGAACTATCTGAGTAGTTCTTGGTTAGAGACTCGCCAAAGAAGGACTTTAGGTCATTGACCATCTTTTCAAAATCAAAAGCATTTTCAACTTCTGAAATTGCAACGGCTTTTTCAATTGAATCTTCAGCAGGAGCTGCTACCTCTTCAATTACCGCAACTTCTTCGGCGGGAGCATCTGCATCAATTGACTTCTCAATTGCTGCACTTGTTTCTTCTGCCATTGTGTTACCCCCTTCGACGAGTGAAATATCATCACTCTTCGTTACTTTATCTTCTTTATTTTGATCAGGATACATTAGTGTTGCAACTGTAGTATCAACTACATTTACATTTCCTGTTTGATTTCCTGCCAAACCTGGAGCTGCTGACTCCGTTGCTTCGTGGTTTGAAGTTGGTGCATCATCTTTGTGAAGATGTGAATCCAAAACTTTTTCAATTGCTTCAAATTTTTCTGTATCTGATTGCTCAACCCAACCAATGTTATCCATTGTTGTTCCGCAAACTACACAATCTTTTGTTGTAGCAGTTGATGTTGATGCAATCTCATCAGACTTACACCAAAATACATTTTCAGTTACAACACTTTCTGCCATCTTTTGAATTGAAAAGAAATTGGCAAGTTGATTTGCTGGAGAATCTACAAGACTCAATTCATGCAAATCATAATTGTGAATAACTCTACGCTCTTCGCCAGAACCATCGTCTGCTTTTTCCATCTTAGCATCATTAATATTTCCGCCAATAGAAAAACCTGAGTAAGTTCCATCCAAGCACTTCTCCCATGCATCTTGTGCACCCTTAGAGATATATGCTGTTACATAAATTCCACTATACTTCTTTTTTGTTTCTGGATCAAAAAAAGTATCTTCTTTGAAATCAACCATCTTGCCAACTGCTGATGGTCCATGCATTTCACGAATATTTCCTCTAAAACTGTCAAATGCTTTTTTACTTGCTTCTGCTGTTACAATGTCGCCATGACGATCAACATTGTCTAGAGATGCAAATCCTGAGACTGTTCTCTTCTCCTTATTTACCTTAGTAATAGGAAATCTGAGAGCCAGTGATGACTCGCTATTTTGCCAATAAGTTTTTTGAATGTCCATATGTAAATAAATAATATCAAGTTTTATAAATAAGTCATAATTTTAAGTGATATTTTTCACAATACCAGAATTAATTTTTATGACCTGCTTGATATTTACCCCCTCTGGTTTATAGATTTTGCTTTCTGATAACTGCTCTGGAACCTCATCAGAATGATCATTTATGTTGTTTACATAAGGAGTTTGAATGTGTGAATCAGGCAAAACCCCTGGATTATCTGATGAATTATGTGATACTAGGCCACCTGTTATAAAGCCTATAATGACGTATGCAAGATGAGGCATATCCTTTTGGAACCCCGTCGCTGCCCATGTGCTAAAAGCCCCTGTAAAGGCAATCATGAGCTGTTTTGCGTCAAATATACGGAACTTAAAGTGATGTTTTATATTCATAGTGAACCTTTTAATTCATCGTAAACTATTTGTGGAATTGTATCTTTAACTACGGAAATCTTTTGTTTTTTCTCCCAAGCAGTCAGTGCTGTTTCTGTTTGAGTATTCATAGTTCCAGTATCGTAGACTGCATTTAAAAGTCCCGCTTTTTCTAAAGCTTTTTGTACTGTCCAAACAGCATCGTTAGTTTGACCAATTGCAAAAGATTTTTGTGATGTTGGAAATGGTGGGGCAACAAAAACTGTTTGAGAAATTGATGTTGTGGTGGATGTTGTTCCTGGATGAGTTACTAGTATTCCACCCGTTAATGCTGTGGCTGTTGCTGCTACACCTGCAGTAGCTTTTTTAGTAGTAACTACAGACTTTGCTGGTTGTACTGGAACAGGATATTTTGGCCTAATAACAGCAATTACAAAAAGATAATTTCTATGCACTCTCCAGCAACCAGTTTGTGTTGGATCATTTGGATTACCAGTATTAAATCCAATTGTTGTAAATCCTCCAGGACTCGCTGCTTCACATATTTCTACGTGATCTGCAACACCATCTCCATTCCAATCATACATAACTAGATCACCTGGTTGCATTTGCATTTTATTAACAATTAAACCTTGACGTTGAAACCATGTCAATGCTGCTGGATTATAAGAAAAACCTTTTGGAGTTTGTGCAGCAATTAAATGTGACAATCCAACTTGTGCAAAAGTCCAACTTACACCCATTGCACAATATGGAGCATTTGGTATTCCATACCAATCGCCGTAAGGACTTTCATCGTTGCCTAGTGTTTTAAAACCAATTTGGCTACGAGCAACGTTTAATACATCTAATGCCGTAGCCATTTTTTAGTTTCCTTCTTGTGGTCCCTCGCCCTTAGCATTACGAGCGGATCCCATTTTATCTGGAGCATTTAATGTTCTATTTTGATCACGTGTTTTATTTCCACTGGCATCTGACATGGAATCAGAAGCTTGCTTTGGATTTAAAACAAGAACAGCATCTCCAGTAGAAATTGGAGGCAATCCCTTACGTGCACGAACTTCATTAGGAAGAAGTACTTGATCTTTAAGATAACGATCATCAATACGAGACTGAGTTTCTTCATCTGTCAAAGCAAGTTCATTGAATCTAAGTACAAATGCATCTGTAATTTCTCCGATGATTTTGTTAATCTTGTATTCAAGCTCTTCTTGTCTTGGACGACATACTTGCTCTTTAAATGTTTTGTCAGCATCCTTAGCATTCGCCAAAGATACGCCTTGAGGCATACCTATCTTTGATACTGGAACACGGTGAGCAATAAGAATACGATCTCTGTTTTCAATAGCATAGTTCTTGAACGAAGAATCTTGAACTCCCGCTTCAATTGGTTCCATGTTGAATTCAACACGAGCATTCTCGCCATCTGATGGAAGTGGGATGTAAAGAGTTCTATGATTTCTTCCACGCAAACCAGTTTGAAAGAATTCAAGCAATTTACGCTCTGCATCTGCTGTAAGTTTTGCACCCTTTACAGTAATGATGTAACGTGGAACAGCTTTATTCTCAAAATAATCTAGATTGAAACGCTGAGCAAACTCATCACCAGCAAGGGCATTTTTGGCAGACAAAATGTCTGGAATACCATAATATGTATTTGATGGAGAAAATACTTTAAAGTGAATGACTTCATTTGGCTGTGGATCCGTTCCTATTTGATCTGGAGTTTCTGTATCTCCGAAGTTTCTAAAAAATGTATAACGGTTATAAACAACTTGAACAAATCCATCACGGTGACGACGAATACGCATAGTGGTTGTTGGGATATGCCCCAAATAACCAATCTTGCCATTAGCAGTACGACCTACTTCAAGATAAGCATTTCCAGTTGATTCCAAGTCAATAAATACCTTTTTCATATTTTCGATGAATGAATCATCAGAATTCATACTCTCAAGATAATTTCTTAAATCTTCCTTTGCTTCTTCTAGCTTTCCACGAAGTTTATCCAACTTCTTTGGATTTTCCATTGCTGCTTCAACTTTTTCTTTTGTAGCCCAAGTTTCCTCAAACTTATATCCAAGTCCTACAACGTTTGCTGCCTTAGCATTTACAGCTGAGTGGTGATATGGAGAAACATCATATAGTTGTGCAAGATACATGATATTGTATGGAGGCTGAACAATCTGAAATAGAGAATATCCTGTAAGATCAAGTGGATCAAGCTTCTTGGACTTTGCATCAGCTACGCCAGTAAATGACTTTTCAAGTCTATTTGCTCTGCGTCTAAAGTTATCATTAAGGCCTTCTGCCTTTTTGATTTCCGACCATGTTACATTAAACGGGTCATCAAAGGTTTCTTCTGATTTAGCAACAAGATTAAAATCTTCTCCTGTGTAAATCTTTTGTGTGCCGTCTTCATCATCTTCTGCTACATTTAATCTAGCCAAGGTCCATCTCCCTCATATCTTTAACATATTCCATCATAGCTGGCATATCAAGAGGATCTGGTACCAAGCCTAGCTGTGCTCTTGATTTCTGTTCTTCAAGTTCATCATCAGTAACTCTTCTATGACCAGAGAAAAATAATGGATGACCTTCTTCCAAACCTAGTTCTCTTGCTGCTCTTTTAAGCTTTTTAATTTGGCTAATATCCCCACGAACAGCAGGAATGTTAAGAGTATTGTCATCTTCATCTCTTACAATGGAGCCATCTGGCATCTGCCAAACATATATGCCCCAATTAACTTCGTCTATAGGTGTTACTTTCATAAATAAATTCTACCACGTCACTGCCATAAAGCCTAAAATATTGCTATCTATTCTGCCACAATATCCATATCTTTTGTTTTTACACGCTTCCACTTGCCATAAAGGTTGGGAACTGGTGATCCAATATACTCTTCACCCGTCTCCATATCAATAAGAAGCCACTTTTCAGGACATTTTGTATGTATTGTTAGGTCAATAGCCTTATCAAATTCTTCAGCTTCCCCACCATTTATTAGTTGTCGCAAGTTAAACCTCCTATAAGTTTATGAACCAAATCTTCTTCTGTGTCATTGGTTGTCTTAGATATCAATATGTCTGTAACCCCTAATTCTTCTAATTCTTTTATCTGTTCCAAAACGTCTTCTTTTGTTCCATACAAAGTCCAACCAAGCCCATTACCCAAAGCGTTTCTTTGCACAAACTCCCTGGCTTCTGCTTTTGAATCCCTTATCAAAATTGATAAAGACACCAATTGCTTTTCATTTATAATTCTAGAGGGATCTTTAAGGTAATCTCTATACATATCCAGCATAGATATGTGAGTAGCATCAAAATGATTAGCCATATCCCTAGTTATATTTGAATGTCCCGCCATAAATATCTCTGGATAGTAATTCTTTGAAAGCTCTTGAAATTTGCTCATCCAGTCTCTGGTGTACTGAAGTCTTTTTCCTGGAGTATCTACATGACCTGACATCCATATTAAATCTTCTATGCTAGTTTCATTTTGATGCAAATCGCCTGAAACAACATTTAAAATTAATTTATTAGGAAACTCTTCATTATAAGATCTACATATTAAAGCCATGTATTCTGGACTTATAGCATATGTTCTTATAGCTAACATGTATTTTAATTTTTGTTCATTTGATGCTGCACCAAAAGATTTCAACAACAAATCTCTAGTTTTTGAATGATATGTTAGCAAAACAGAGTAATATCCATGCTTTTCAAGTTTTTCAGACAATGCAGATATTTCTGCAACAGAAGACATGTCTCCACGATTCATCCAATGAAAACGCATATATTTTATTCTGGTGTCATGTCGCTAAAAAATGTTTTAGCTAACTCTTCGCCCTCAAGTCCAGATTCTTGATAAATCTTTATCAATTCTTCTGTAAATTGAGGATTTTCTCTTAGTGGAGTCATCCAACTTATTACATCTTGCTCTGTTTTATTTCCTATTTGCTTGTAATATTCTGGTGTTCCATAGTTATAAAATGTTCCAGGGTTATCAATTGTTTTTAGGGAGAAGTTGGAGTATACATATCTTTTACCTAATGTTACTTCTCTTACACCATGACCATATGGAGCAAAAGCACTATGTATTACAACATCACCTTTTCCTGGTTTGTATTCAAAGCAATCATCTATGTTCCCGCCGTCATTCTTTAGAGTTCCATCTTTGTTGACTCCTGGGTAGAATATTTCCCCACCTTCATAATCTCCAAAGTAAGCACATACGCCATAGTCTAACTCACAGCAAGTGCTCCAAACATCCACCTGAGACAATAGGTTGCATGCACCTTTTCCTGGGCTATCGGAGTGAATAAACATTCCGTTATCTCCAGGCTTAACTTGGATCAAATTGTTTTGTGGATGTATTACCCATTCTGGGCCAATTAATTCTGAAATGAATTCCCACAAATCAACGATTCCATCAATAGTCGGAGTCATTTTCTTTGAGTACCAACTTATCAAGGTATCATCATATACTGGGTTTTCTTCAGGCAAACTATTAAGCTGATCCTCTATTTTAGTTATTAAATCTTGAGGTATTATGTTTTTAAATATAAAAATTCCTGATTTGGTTCCATATTCATCAACATATGGTGATGGATTCAAGCAATCTGGTCTATCGTAAAATGCCATTTTTTATCTCCTATTTATAACTAAATTATATCATAAAACAATTAATAGTTAGACAGACCATAAAGATATGGTAGACATGTATCTATCACCACTAATAATTGGCTTAACCTCATGAACAAACGGATCTTGTGAAGGAAACATAATAAGACTTCCCTTTTCTGGCTTTATTGTGATGTTATGATTAGGAAAGCTTATTTCCCCGCCCTCATAATCATCATTAAGATATTCAACCATAGAAAAGGCTAGATCCGTATTTCCGTCATAACCATCTGC